CCGCCCTCGGCAACTTCCCAGATCTTGTCTGGCACCGCTGATGCTTCATCGAATATGTAGTACGGTGAGCTGGTTGCAGCATGCAAACCCGCAAATGATTCGCTGTTCTCTTCGCGGCATGTTTGCGCGTCACAGCGCCAGCTTTCAGGGAAATCCTTGTGAACGATTTTCATCGCTCCTTTGCCTGTCGTCACCTCAAACCAGTGACCAGTGATGCATTTCTTCTTCCATTTACCAAGCTCTGCCCATGTCTTTGAGCCAAGCTGGTCGCTTGTATTGGCTGTGACCACGCCTTTGCTGTGTGGTCTGGTGGATGCTATCCAAAGAATGAGCCACGATGTGATGGCAGACTTTCCGATACCGTGACCAGAGCTGGTTGCATGGCGCTGCGCTGGCACTGCTTGCTGTCCGTCAAACCCATTTGATCTAACTCCAGCGCTTACCTCATCGAGGAATTCGCACGCCCATTCATCGGGGCCGAACCTGCTTTGATACTTCGATGCCCAAGGTTCTTTCAGCTCAACAACCTGCAAAGTTGGATCATTGCCCCAATCAAATGCATACATGACAAAGCCCAGCGCATCATCGAAGAAGCGCCCCATGTCTTGAGCCAGCGCAATGTCAGTCGGATTGTTTGACACGTTTGCGAGCCTCCAGAATAGCTGCGTCAAGAGCCACAGAGCCGCTGTGTTCGATTCCAACCTTGTCGCCGTACTTCTTTGGACTCCACTTGGCTAACAGCTTCATGCGCTGTTCTACGCGATTCTTTGACCATGCTACATATCCAGAGTCAGACTTGCCGTTCATGTCGTGTGGCGGCGGCTCGTCAATGATTGCAAGGGTTTCTTCCGCGATTGCGTCATAACCCAAGTCTCTCGCGTGCGCGATGCGTGCATAAAAGTCTTTGTCTTTCTCCATCCAAGCATAAACAGTACGCCAAGCTGGTTTGCCTTCTTGACGGCAAAACTCACGCAATGTCTTGCCATGAGCTATCCATTGTGACAACTCTTCTGCGATGTCTTCCGGCACGGCTTCAGGCGGTCTGCCTGTCTTTGCTTTAGGTTTTGTCGTCATTTGCTTTCACTCTCTTCCATCGCTCTGGGGTTTGCGCTCTTCGTTCATACCTGCAAACCTTGGCGACAAAGTCTTTGGACAATCCTAAAAGCTTGGCGATTTGCCTATAACTTTTATTCTCGTCTTCGTGTAAGTCGCGGATCTTATCGATTATTTCATCGGACACGCGGCAATTGTGGTGGGAGGTACCAATCCGATAGCCAAGGTCATTGACTCCTACCATCATGGTTTTACCTCCCTTGGACATCAATCAATACTTTGGTGGGCGTGGTGGTTTCTTTTGTTTGCTTGGCATAAGGATCTCCTTTGTGGTTAAAAAACAAACTTAACGAATTGTCTCCTATCATTGATTTTTATGCAACGCTGTTTGCTTTAATTTAAACATCTCATTCATTTTTGCTTTTAGCTGTCCAACCGCAGCCTTGCCGCGCTTGTATTCCCTCTCGTTTAGCATCTCTCGCCTGACCTGCAATGGCAAACCAAGTAAGTATCTCGACTCGCATTCGAGCATGTATTCTTTGCACCATGTGCAGCATGCTTGACCGTTGACGAGCGTGATAGTTTTTTCTCTGGTACATAGTTGGCATGTCAATCTTCACTCCTTATTAATTTTCTCTTACGCCAAGCTGACGATTCTTGTTTTAATTTTTGAGCGTTTTCAAATGCGCTTGCTGCTCGTGCCGCATTCCATCCTGCTTTGAATACATACCATGCAGCATCGTTGTCGCTCATGATTACGTCCCCAAAAATCCTATCGAATTCAGTCTTGGCATCCATGTCAATGTTTCTCCCCTGCTTTAGCTGTCATGTGATCCATGTAGCCATCAATGATTTCAATTGCTACCTTGAGCGTGATCTCGTTGAATGCTTTGTTGTACGCTGACTCTGGTGCATCATCGCTTTTAAATCCAATAGCGAAGTTGCACACACCAAATCCTTCTGGCTGGAAGAACAACCTTATTTCTGGTGCCCCTACTTCGGTTTGCTTTTTCATGATCACAATCTGACCATAGCGTTTGTTTTCGTACACTCTGCAAAATTTCATGTCATTCCTTTTTGAATTTGCTTACCTATCCATGCCATTACTGGCACCGCCATTGATCGACCAAGTGCGTTGTACCGTTTTGATGGCACAGGATTACCGATGTCAGTCCAGTTATCTGGAAAGCCTTGCAGCCTTTCGCATTCGATTGGCGTTAACCTGCGAAGCTTGGTGCCGACTGCTACTGCGTGGTGATCTGTGGCATTCAAAGTAAATGACAGCTCTTCGTTATAACCTGTGCCGTTGGGGCCGTTGTGTAGCTTTCTATCCAGCACGTTGCCTTGCACCCCGTAGGCTATCAGATCAGTCGCTTCTTTCCAATCACGAGCTTGCAGTGTAGATGCAATATCGTTGTTGCCCCACATGTTTATTCCTTGTCGGTCAAAGATGTCGATTGAGTTGCCACCGCGTGCAAGATTTGCAGTAGCTTGATCGGTACGTCTCGCTCCTTTGCTTGCATTCGTGCGAGTAACTTTTCGCAGGTTGTCGGCTTCAAGAAGAATCGGGGATCGATCTCTCCAGTTTCCAGTATCGAGGAGAGCAAAGACTCTTCGCCTTCGCTGCGGGACTCCAAACCATTGCGCGTCCAACACTGACCATTCGCACAGCCCACCTCGTCCGCAGACAACACCCTCATTTCCCCAAACAGGTCTGTTGTTATTGAACTTGACCCCAACCAATGTTTCAAGAACTGTTCCAAAATCTTTCCCCTCTTGTGATGATAATGCTCCGACTACGTTTTCCCAAAGCATGAACCGAGCGCCGCATACTTTCTGCGCCAATTGAAATACTCGAACGCCTTCAAAGAATAATCTTGATGAATGGTTCTCGTCTTCCTTGATTGTTTCGAGTCCACCTCGCTTGCCTGAAATGCTCATGTCCTGACATGGTGATCCGAATACAACCACATCGATGTGACCAAGCGCTTTCAGATCCTCTTCAGTTATTTTGGTAACGTCACCAAGGTTTGGTATGTCTGGAAAGTGATGCTTCAGTATTGCTGATTGATACGGCAGGATCTCCGCGAGCGCAGCGCATTCCCAGCCCAATGGTTTCCACGCTACGGTTACAGCTTCGATGCCGCTGAATAAACTTAAATATCTCATGTCTCAATCACCCATCCTGCAAACTCTCCCATGCGAAAGAATTGCTTTGCGTCTGGGATCATTGCCGCATCAAATGGAATTTGTACACCAGCCAAGCTCATCTCTTTTGCCGCTACGTCTTCAAGCTTTGCTCCTTGTTTTATTTTCCAATGCATGCCGAGTCGCTTTAGTACGGTACCAAAGTAACTAGAGTGATCGCATACCTTGTCAACAATAATGATCACGCCGCCTTGCTTTGTGTTCTCTCTAATCTTGTTTAATACTCTTATTCGTTTGTGTACTGGTATAAACATCATGGTCAAAAACAATATATGAACTTGAGCCATAGCTAAAGGCATTCCTATTATGTTGGCTTGCCTTACATTTACTTTATAGTCATCAAGAAACCGTTCATCTAATTTTTGAACCATGCTTTCGCTAACCTCTATAGCTGTGGCAAAAGCGTTTCTTTCAAGTAGCAAAGGTTTTAAGCATGCGATTGTGTTGCCAGTTGATGCTCCTATATCTACAACCATCTCGCCTTCAGTTAAATAGTTTCTTGTGATGTAGCAAACTGCATCAGTCACCATGTCGTACCACGGTAGTTGTTCTCGCACATGCTCATCAAATGTGTCAGCGATTTCTTGTGTGTCAAATGTCCATGAAGTCATAGCGTTCCCTTGTCATAGTCTTCCAGCCATTGCTCATTTGTTTGATACATTGGATGGTTTCGGTTTTTAGAAAAGTATTTAATTGCGTTAAAAAGCTCTTCCCAATTTGACGATTTATAAAACAGGTCAGAGTTTTTTATTTCGTACATTGCTGCTTTTGTTTCAAACTTGGTGCCGTCTTTTCGCGTTCTTTCTTTTCCTTTCTCATACAAAGTTGCTCGATCTAAAAGCATAGTCTTTGGTAACCAGCCGCACACAGTAAACCTGTCAGTCTGTTTGTTTAGGCTGGCAAAAATGTAGACATCAACATTGAACTTTGTTTGCGATTGCATCAGGTTGTTAACAAAGTCTAGTCTTGGATCTACATCTCTGCCCATTGTTTTAATGTCGAATGTGACTCCAAACAAATCGCCATCAATGCCACCATCAAAACCACCACCAGCTTTCATGAATGGTTTTCCTAATGCAGCGTTCAACATGTTCTGACCAATGATGCCTGTCAACTGCTGAACTTTAGTGCCGTCACTACCATCACCTCGATTGCCCATGTTGCCAGCATTACAGCAATCGATTGATGCATCGACAACTTCCACAGGTACATCAACTGTGAACGCCATTACAGATCAAACCAATAAAAAATAAATACACAGATAGCCATGATTAAAACTCCTACCCATATCATCGCTAAACCAATGTCTTGCAAAGTGATTGTGATCATAATTTGCACTCGATTTCTGGATTAAAGTTAGGCCATCCTGGGCGTGTAATTTCTGGAATGCCTTTGCTGCTTTCCCAGATCTTTCGCATTGCACAGTAATGCTCTTCTTGCGACAGCTCTTCTTCGTAATCAGATTGGCTGATCACGCCGTATGCAATCATTAAACCAACAGCGCTGAAAATTAATTTAGTATTCATCTCGATCTCCCTTGTTAGTAACTACCATCTTGCTGCGTAGCTCTTCCATTATTTTGTTTATTCGTTTTCTGTTTTCTGCTAACTGCTCTTCACTCAACTTCATTTCTAATCTTGGCTGCTCTGGTCTTGGAGCGCTTCTGCATAGCTCTTTAAACTTTACGCAGTTTGGTACTCTGTCCGGCAGATTCTCCAATGCGTATCGAATTGAATCAGGATGGTTAGCAAAGCCAGCAAGCTCTTCAGCCCATGTGGCTTTTGCGTTTTCCAATCCAGCATCAATGCCGTTAACCATGCCTGTGCTGTAGTGACCAGTGAAGTCTCTGCCGTATATACCTTGCAGTCTGGCAAATATCTTTTCAACCCAAGCGCTTGGTAGTGGTGGTTGCAATTGATTCATATACTTCTCCTTCTATTACGGTTCCTCGAAATTGATCTCCTTTTGGTATCAAGCCAAGAGATCTGGCGATCCCCTCTTGGTTGATTTGGTGCTGGGTCTTATTGCCTTGATCCTTGTTAACCCATTCAGCTTTAAATCCAGCCCAGCCTCTAGCGCAGCATTCAACCAATGCTTGCTCTAATGTCCAGCCAGCTTTAGCTGCTTCGCGGTCAATGCCTTTAATGGCTGATGCTGTGATGGCTGCTTTTTTAGATTTGCGGATTTGTATAAAGTCTTGCCAAGTCGATAGCGATACCCCCGCAGGTATAGTCATCGCCTTTGCTTTTACTATTGGTTCTTGGTTATTGTTTATTGTTTCTTGTTTCTTGTTTAGTTGAACATCCGTTGAACGCTTGTTGAACCGCTTTTCGGCAGAAGCTTTTCCCGCTCTGGACGCGGCTTCTAGCTTGCCGTGATACTTTGCGATCTCTTCATCTGCCCTAGAATTAACCCATCCCTTACCATCAACGAGCTGAAAAAATTCTTGTAGAACTTGCTCAACTTCGTCTTCCGCAAAGCGCATGTTGATAGCCCGTGCAACGACCGTTAAATCGCTGTTCAACGGCTGTTCATGCAGGTAATAAAGGTCAAGCAATCTGCGGTAGGCAAGGTCTTCGTTTGCCGTCAGGTGCCGAGTGTGGCTGGCGTAGTCGCCAATGTTGAATGAGTAGTAGTGCATTAGGCACCAGCTCTCTGCTGCTTTATGCTGCGTAATAACGCCGCAGATTTCAGCCTGTAGTCTGTCGCGTTTTTGGCATTACAGTTGACGCAGTTGTAGTTGCTTGTATACCGATAAACACAGCCACACGTTTTGCATGGTCTGCCTTGGTATTTGCTGTCGCCTTTTTCAATTGCTTTAATTCTGGAGTCTTCCACCGCTACCTCCTTTGTGTTGATGGAAGCTCCATTCTAATACACTACAAGTGTGGAGTGTCAACTATTTTTAAAAAGGTATATCGTCCCCGCCGTTGTCGGTTGGCTGTGGCTGATAGCCGTTTGCTTTTGCTTCGTTGTGTTCGTCCACCGTCTTGGCTGGCGCTTCACTGCGTGGCGGCAGGTCGAGCTGATCAACGTGGATCTTTAGCTTGGTGCGGGTTGTGCCGTCCTTTGCTTTGTACTCTTCCATTTTGATAGCGCCGCTGATTGTGACGCGCATGCCTTTGGATAAGATAAGCTGCAAAGACAGCGCTCGTTTGCCCCACAGGGCACACTCTACCCACATGGTTTCTGGCTTTGCTTTGGTTCCAACTTCCACCGCGACAGTAAAGCCAAGCACATTGTCGCTACCAACTTGACGTAGTTCAGGGTCACGACCAAGGTGACCAGTTAAGATTGCGAGATTCATTGTTGAGGTTCCTTCAATATGCGAACGCGAACGAAGCCACCGATCTGCTCTGCGTTCACTCTAGCAGTCAGGGTAGTAAATCTTTTGTCATCGATCTTGAGTGCATCGCATAGTCCATCAAGCCCAGATTTCATGCGTGCAACCAGATTGTCTCTGTCGTAATTCCTCCGGCTTGGTCTAACAAACTCCAACTCAACTAGCAAGTTACCTTCAGGTAGCTCTGGTCGCCAGCCGCGTTGCTGTTCTAGCGCAGTCAACCAGCAAGCACTACGGTACAGCTTTTTAGCCGCAGCCAAAGTAGACCAGTGCATTCTGGCGTTTGGAGATAGCTTTGTGGGGGGCCAAGGCAGGGTGAATTCAAGCATGGATCTCGCGCCCATAAATAATGTCATGAGCGGTAATGCTGATCTCTCTAGCTATGGCAGCTTCCAGCACTTTGCGCTGTACCTGCGTGGGCACCAGCCCGTTTTTACGCCACCTTGATACGGCGGCTGGATCACGACCAATACATTTGGCAAGCTTTCGGACTCCACCAAACATACTAATCACTAATTCGACAGGAGTTATGTGTGTTTTTTTCATGGTGTAGCGATGTTGCCACAAGCTCAACAGCCCGTAAACCCTTGTAAATACTAGGTCAACGTACATCAACGAATTATTTTTTAAAAAGTTGTTGCGTTGTGGATTTGTGTTGATATATGATTCGTCATCAACAACAAAACGAGGAACCGCAAATGAAAAACGATCTCAATACAAACAACGTAGACACTCTTGGCATGCTGTTGGCACAGATTGCTGACTTGACCAAGCAAGCTGATGCAATCAAAAACGAAATCAAGGACGGCGGCAAAACTGTAGAGGGCGCAATCTTTAAAGCAACCTACATTGAATCAAACAGAAAAGTTGTTGACACTAAAAAAATGTACGCAGACCTTGGTATCACAGAAGCAACTGTTGCAAAGTACACAAGCACCACCGCTGTGTTTTCAGTAAAAGTAACTTCACGTTAATTAGGAGATAAAAATGATCGTAGCTGGCAAAACAACTTTCCAAGTAATTTTTGTTCAATCTGGTGAGCAATGGGTTGAGGGTACTTTTGACAATATCCATGATGCGGAAGATTGCGTTGATCGTTTGGAAAATGAAAATGAAGATAACGCATGGGTTGACGGCGTAATCATTCAAGAAATTTCCGAAAATGATGATGTTCTTTATCACAAGTATTACGATTTTTCATGATCCAGTACGGAATTCTTGATGACGAGAATGTGGTCGTGCGGTGGGTCTGGGTCAAACCAGATTACCCGCACATCACCCGCAAAGTGCCGCGCAAACGTAAACCAAAAATCGATTTTTCTAAATTTGAACCAGCACCATTTTAAGGAGCCAGCCATGAACAACCAATTAAGAGACGAATACATCGCCGTAGTTATGTCAGCGGTGCTGCTTAACTTTTGCAAAGCAAACGATCTGCCTTACATCAGCGCCGATGAGCTGGTGCTTCAGGAAGACTTGACCGACTTCCAGTTTGGCTGGCTGATCGCATACACCAAAACATGGGATGCTTTGATTGATGGCGCTGTTGACACAGAGTCAACGAACTAGGTTATAATTTCCACAGGCAACCACAAGGAGACACAAATGGCAGACATTTCATTTCACAACGTCAAGAAAATTTGGATTGGCGTTACCCGCGAATACGATACATATGTCACTCGCACAATTCACATCGAAGACGAAAAAGGTGAAGCGCATGAAGTGACTTTGTTTAGCAACAATGTTGAATCAGAAGACACTTTGAAATTGTGGTTATGACATACCTCGCCGAAATTGAATATGAATTGCAGGGCATCCCCTGCTTGATTGGCGTAATTGAATACAGCCGTGTTGACGGTAGCTTTTCGTTTAATGCGGACAGCGATCTGGACTACTACGGCTACACAGAATGCGATTGGCGAATCCTCGACAAACGCGGACGACCTGCTCCTTGGCTCACTCGCAAGATCGATGCTAAAGAAGAGCAGCACATCAATGAAGTTGTTAATAACTATATGGAGTAAACATGGCAATCGAAACAATCAAAATTGAAAGCCACGAGCAGTGGTTAAAGGATAGGTCAAAAGATATAACCAGCACAGAAATTTCTGCTCTGTATGGTTTGTCTCCATACCTGTCAGAGTTTGAGCTGTACCACAACAAAAAAGACAATGTCATTGTCCGCATCCAGCCAAACGAGCGCATGCGTTGGGGCACCCGTCTGGAGTCAGCAATCGCTTATGGCGCTGCCGAAGACCAAGGCTGGGACATCAGCAAGCTTAACGTCTATATGCGCGACACAGAAGCTCGTATTGGCTCCAGCTTTGACTTCAAGATTAACAGCACAGCCAATGGCGCTGGCATCATGGAAATCAAAAACGTGGATCGCCTTCAATACATGAAGAGCTGGGTTGATGATGGCGAGGGAAACATTGAAGCGCCTGAACATATTGAGCTTCAGATCCAGCACCAAATGGAAGTAAGCGGATATGAGTGGACTGCACTTGTTGCACTTGTTGGAGGTAATGAGCAAAAGATTATCCTCCGAAATCGGGATCGCGAAATCGGTAAAGACATTCGCCAGCGCGTAGCTGCATTCTGGGAACGAGTACAGAATAACACAGCGCCATCACCAGATTACAGTGTTGATGCTGAATTTATTATCAAGCAATTGCGTGCCGAGTCCGAGCCTGATCTGGTACTTGAATCCAATGAAGAGCTTGATCAATTGATTGAGCAGTACAACTATTTGTCTGCTTCTGTAAAAAGTCAAAACGCTTTGAAAGATTCAACCAAAGCGCAAATTCTTGAGCGTATTGGGAAAGCCAGCAAGGTTATCTCACCGCTTGGGACTATCTCATGCGGCGCTGTCAAAGGATCCGCTGGCACCCTCATTACACCAGACATGCTTGGCACCTACATTGGTGCGCGTGAGGGCTATCGTAGTTTTAGATTTAACGCAAAAAAGGAGAAATAAATGAGCAACGAAATCACACCAATGGAAGCAATGCGCGGCACGCTGGTAAAAATGCAGCCGGAGTTTGCAGCAGCATTACCTCCACAAATCCCCGTAGAGAAGTTTATTCGCACAACGCTGACCGCAGTACAGATGAATCCTGATCTGCTTGGCGCTGACCGCCGTAGCTTGCTTGGTGCCTGTATGAAAGCAGCGCAAGACGGTTTGCTGCTTGATGGTCGCGAAGCTGCTCCTGTAATCTTTAACACCAAAGAGGGTAAGAAAGTTCAATACATGCCAATGGTCGGCGGTATCTTAAAAAAGATTCGCAATAGCG